GTGGAACGGAACCTGTAGGTCGCTCACTATGACTATTCGCTTCATTTAATCCTCGTCGTCATCATCCTCGTAGGGTATGCGATCCACGCGGTCGGGGATCGATGGCAGAATCCAGTCAGGGTAAGCGTCTCGGTCTTGAATAATGCTCAGGCATAAATCAACTGCAAAACCTGCACGGCGCAATGCGCGATACATCTCATGCAGGCTGATAGCCCATGCGTCTAACTGTGAATAAGTATCGAGATCGATGACCTTCTTCTTTGCCATGGCTTAAGTGTTACTTACCTAGTAATTCAATAATTGTATCGACACGCGCTTCTAGTCGATTTACTTGATCTTTTATTGATGAGCCGCCATTGGGCTTCAGTTCATTGAGGTAATGCTTGACCAAGAACTGTAGATAAGCAGCCACTCCGCCAAGAACTGTGACTATACCTACGGCGACTGCCGCAATATCTACCGCGTTCATTACTTTTTGGGGCTCGCGTATCCGAAGACCCCGGCAACGACTGCGCCGAGAATTGAGCGGTAATCAAGAGCGAAGTTAGATGTAGTTCCCCAGACGGCTAGAAATGCACCGACGCTCATAACAATTGGATTCTTCATGTTCATACTGTGCCTCCGCCATCCCATGCGAGGCGATGCAATTCTGCCTTGGAAAATGACATAGGCCACGCGCTTGTCTCCACGCTTGGCAGCGAGGCGAATCTGATCTGCAATATCGGGCATGAGGTCGGGCTTGCCTGACTTATAAACATCTGCATCGACATCGATGGCTCTAACAATTCCAGTCTTTGAATCAGGATTGTGCTGACTAGCACGCGCTGAATGACGGAGATCGCCGATCCAGCCATCGGAACGCCTATCACGATCTGGGTAGGTGTCATCGAACTGTTCTCGCAGTTGTTGTCCTGCCTTGCATAAAACTGGCTTCACCCGATAATGGCTTTCGCTTCATCTTCTGTAAGACCAAGCGCTGCAAGTTTAGTAATAGCCGAAGCCTTGAGAACCTCGGTTTCGGCAATCATTTCAGCCATTGATTTATCAGACGAAACATCTCCTACAAATTTTTCGTATTCTTTTTCGCTGATTTCAATGGAGACATTTTCTCCAGTAATGGCATCGTATTCGCTAATTGTTGGCATTTTTTCTCCTTATGAGTTCGCTATTCCATAGACACGGATTGTCCCTGTCATAGTGCCGCTGGCTCTGTATAAAGTAAAGCCATCAAATTGAGTATTTGCCCTAAATGCACCGGCAAAATTGCCCAAATAATTGTCCGCTCCAAAAGTAAAGCCCATCTGTGTTGATCCAAAAAATGTATTAGTCGCTGTTTGTGGTCGGTACACTTGAATAACCAAATCGGTACTTTCGGCATTGTTTAATGCTGCATTATCAGTCGGCCCTTGTCTAAATTGACCTGATGCCGTGCCTCCACTCATTTGATTAAATTCTGCGATTGAACTGTAATTTGATGTGGTGTTGTCCGCACCGCTTGCCCGTAATCTTAAACGAGTATAATCTGCAACTGAAAATGTAAGATTCGTAATAATCAAATAATTCTGGTATGTAGATGTGAATACATTGTTGAGGCTTTGAGATGTAACCGCACTAGGCGTTGCCTGACCTATATATACTAATCCGCTGCCACCTGTAACCCAATTGAAATCAAGATCAGTACCAGATGCCTTTGCAAGTATTTGGCCAGTCGTACCGCCCTTTAGATCAACAAGCGCGGTATCAATGTCTTGACCAAGTGCAGCAATAGCGGTAGCGCCATCCTTTACTAGGTCTGTGGATTGGGGTATATCCCATCCAAAGTTAGTCGTTGTTGTTGCCATTACGCTACTACTCCAATCGCATTGAGCCAAGTCAGGCTAGTGTTAATTGTATTCCATGTTTCAGCCGTGTTTACCTGTTCCCATTTTACCGCAACTTGGGAGAAGTTTACGGGAGATGCATTGAAAGTCACGGTGAGATTATTTAGGCTTGCCCTAAACGTCCAACCCTCAATGTAACCTTGGAATGATCCGTTGGTGATATTAGGCGGCAAATTCTGAATCCAGACTGGTTGTCCTAAGAAGATGTTAATTAAGGCATCTCGGTCAGCATCATCGATCTCTGGGTTTCCTAGAACGAACGTAATATTCTGGAATTTTGCATAGGGAAATGCGCGTAGGTCGATGTATCGATTTGCAAAGGCTTGAGCGTCTGCTGTGTTTTTAATTCGAGAAGTGTAAGACTCAGCATAAACGCCATATAAGGCTTGGCTTTCTAAGTTTGTTGCCGTATAGGTCTGATTGGCATTATTGTCGTAATTGATAGTAAATGAGTTACGAAGATCGCCAGCGCGAGTTGTGGCTGATAGTCCTACTCCGTTAGCGTGGTTAGCGTCTAGAGTTGTATATCCGTTATTGGCTAGGTAATCCTGCCGGTGAGTTGAATCTGCGTACCCGATGTTGCCGTTTGCATCTTCATAAAGGACTCCAAAGGCTGAAGTAGCAATTGCTGTGCAAAGTGAATAAAGGTCTGTATTGCTCGATGATCGAGAAATTAGGTCATAATTTCCGGGGCGATCAATCTCACCTAATCCAATGTTTACTGCATTTGCCCAAGTCTCGGTAGGATCATACGTCGCCCAAGTCAATGCTGGGGATACATCATTCCAAGAACCTAAAAGATATCCTGAAAGAAGTGTGTAAATCTGGTCGCCATCTTGATCTTGGGATAATACTCCAGCATCGATAATTTTAGGTAATTTAGATAATGCTCCAAGTGCCGTAATGCTAGCAACGGTCGTATATCCAATTTGTCCCGTACTGTTTACCATAATGGTAAAGTCTGAAATAAGTCCGCCGAAAATAGGGATATAAGTTCCGACCGAATTGGTTACTTCGACCGTTAGTCCCGAACCCACATTAAAGTTATAGGATGAGTTATTAAGATTCAATAACTGTAATTGGCAATAACCGGCAACTGGTTGCTGATAAATATCAGTTCGCCCAGAAGTGATAGTAAGATCGGCTATGGTTACATCGGTTAATTCTTGATCATCGACGAGAATCTTAAAACTAGGTGTATAGGCGGTCATGGAGTGACTAGTTGTCCTGCGCCTAGTGTGCCTCGCGCGGCTGAGTTGTTAAGTACGTTTACGATAGTTCGAGCAGTACCTTCTGGGTCGATTGCTCCATTTACGGTTATGTTCATTTGGTTAGAAGGTACGGTGACCTTTGGCAAGGCTGGAGCAGATGTAATCCTAGGAACTGAACTAGTAGAAGATGACGTAGAACTTCCGCCACCAAAGAATGAACCTACGGCTGAGGCCGCGCTCTTAATAGCGTTAATAATGCTCATGACGCGATTATAAATGTTGGTCAAAGTCTGTACGAAATCAGCAAAGGTATCGATCGCCACCGAAATAAACATACCGAGTGACTTAAAGGCTAAGCCTAAAGTTTTGCCAATAAGAGGAGCGAGGAAGTCTTTAGCAAAGTTATAAATACCTACCATAAAATCGTAAAACGGTTGAAGTTTTTCATTATTCTCTTCTAGCGAATTACGAACGGAATTAAAGGCGTTACGAACGCCATTGATAATCGGTTGGATGATTTTCATAACTGGCGCTAACTTTTCGCCCAAGTTGCTAGCAAAGTCTGAGATTGCCGGTATGACCTTGTTTACGATGGTTTCGACCATAGGGGTAATAGCCGTAAGAATATAAGCGCCTACGGTTTCCTTGCCTTCGTCAAATGCAATCTTAAGTCGATCCATCTTGCCTTGGAATGTATCTGCCTTTACTGATGCTTGACCCTCAAAGGTATTAGCCAATTTAGCCGTAATTTGCTCCATAGACATGGTTGCTAGTTCAGTCTTCGATAGACCAATGCCTAAGCGACCAAGCGATGCAGTATTGCCTTCCGCGGCTCGCGCCATGGCATTTGTTACGGCTTCTAATGACTTGCCACTACCTGCTGCGACATCAATCGCGATAGTCTGTAACTCTTGTGCCTTCTGGACATCACCTGTCGCTCTGGCTAAACGCTCTAAGGATGGACGAAGTTCATCGTCTGTAACGCCAAAGGCTAACGATGTTTTGGTTATGTAATCTTCTGTGGCGTTGATCTGGGCTTCTGTTGCCCCTGTAACATTCTTGAGAGTAAGGGCTAATTTCTCTTGCGCGGCTGCGTCTGCAATTGCTGATTGAACGCCATCGATCGCTAACTTGCCGGCATAGGCTACGGCTGCGGCTCCTGCGGCTGCAAATGCTAGACCAGCCTTCTTGCCGAAATCTGATACTTTGCCACCAAATGTTTGAACGTCATTATCGGCAGTCTTGAGATTCTTGGTGAAGTTATCAACGTCTGCAAGAAGTTTGAGCGTTAAGGCTCTTGTGCCTGTTGCCATTATGTCCACTCCTTTAGAATCTTATCGAACGCGGCAGTCCATTTAGCAACGATCTGCGGTTGAATCTTGCGCAACGTTGGATAAATAAACCAACCCTTAGAGCCTCGACCTTGACGGCCAGACCATACGGGGAATTGCTTATACTTGTTGGAACCGAACTCTGAGCCGCCCCAGATTTGCTTAGTGGTTGCTCCACCTGAAAACTTTTGAGAGGCGAAACCATAAGTAATCTCACCGATACGGCTTGACTTCTTTACACGAGAACCCTGAGCAATACGACTAGCCACTTTACGGCTTTGAAGTGAGTTTGATGTCTGAATGACTTCATCTCGAGCAAATTCCGCCAGCGCTCCCGACTGGCGTTTTGCTTCTTCTACTGCTTCCTCGCTCATATTCTTTAGCGCCTTGAAAACTGCACGAAGTTCGCTCTGGTCTAGTGCTACCAACTCACTTGCCACGGTTACGCTCCTCTAGTATTTCAATAGCGGTCAGAATATCCTCACCTGTTCGCCAGTGATCCATAGGGATTTGCGTGGCTATTGCCAGTTCAACTAAGAGTCGGCTTACGCTTCCTCTTGGATGACTTTTGGGCTCTCATCACCGACTTCGACATCGGCGACTGATTCCATCCATATATCCAATGGCTTAACTGGCTTACCGCCGGCTTCACGCTTCATGGCTGAATGAGCGACATAAAGAATGTCGTACATCCCACCAAATTGGGAAATAACCTTTTTAGTGGTCATTTCCCATTTAGCGTAATCTGGCGGTCTTACTTGGTAAGTAGTTTCAGTTCCGTCTATATATTTAATTGTTATGTTTTGTTGCATTGTTTGCTCCCGTTTCTAGTTTTTAACTAAAGGTTTCTGT